AGGATCAGCTGATTATGGAGCATCCAGAGTTATTTTCACCACCGGATAGTTACGATAAAAAGTGTGGAACTCTTCAGCCAATTTATCCGTTAACTGCCGGTATGACGAACAATGCGGTAGCAAAAGCGGTTAAAGGTGCGATGGAATATCTGGATCTCGTCTCTGATGATCTACCGAAAGATCTGCGCCTTCGATATCATCTGGCTGAGTATAACTATGCGATCCGCGGGATACATTTTCCACTGGATAAGGCAGAATTCTACCATGCAAGAGAGAGACTTGTATTTGAAGAATTTTTAGTTTTCGTGCTTGCTCTTCGCAGGACGAGGGAGCGAAATGAGCGTGCCGAAAACGGATTTGTGATAAAAAGGCGGTCGGAAATCGACCGCTTTCTTGCAAATCTGCCATATGAACTGACCGGAGCACAGAAGAGAGTCTGGGAACAGATCCAGGAGGAGATGTGCGGAAAGCTAGTGATGTCACGCCTGATCCAGGGGGATGTTGGCTCTGGCAAGACAATAGTAGCGCTTCTGGCTCTTCTTCTGGCGGCACTGAACGGTTATCAGGGCGCAATGATGGCTCCGACAGAAGTTCTGGCCAAGCAGCATTACGAATCAATCATAGAGATGCTGGAAAAGTATCAGATTCCGGTGAAAACCGAGCTCTTGACCGGGTCGATGACAGCAAAGGAAAAAAGGGAAGCTTATCAGAGGATTGCTGCGGGAGAAGTGCAGATTGTTCTGGGAACCCATGCACTGATCCAGGAGAAGGTGGAATACCAGAATCTGGCACTTGTTGTTACCGATGAACAGCACCGATTTGGTGTCCGTCAGAGAGAGGCACTTGCCGGGAAAGGACAAATTCCTCATATTCTTGTAATGAGTGCGACACCGATTCCTCGAACACTGGCAATCATTTTATATGGAGATCTGGATATTTCGGTGATTGATGAACTTCCGGCAAACCGTCTGCCAATCAAGAACTGTGTGGTGGATACCAGTTACCGACCGACTGCTTACCGCTTTATGCAGAAGCAGGTCGCCGAAGGAAGACAGTGCTATGTGATTTGTCCGATGGTAGAAGAGAGCGAGGCAATGGATGCAGAGAATGTTCTTGACTATGCGCAGCTTCTGCAAAGTGAGATGGGTGACAAGATCCGGATCGCTGCGCTTCATGGGCGGATGAAACAGGCAGAAAAAGACGAGATCATGGGAGCATTTGCAAAGAATGAGATCCAGGTCCTGGTGTCGACAACAGTTATCGAGGTTGGTATCAATGTGCCGAATGCTACGGTGATCATGGTGGAGAATGCTGAGCGTTTTGGGCTGGCGCAGCTTCATCAGCTCCGCGGGCGCGTAGGACGTGGCAGACACCAGTCCTATTGTATTTTTATGAGTGGTTCGAAGACGAAAGAGACAAAAAAACGACTTGAGATCCTGAACAAATCCAATGATGGATTTTTTATTGCGAATGAAGATCTGAAGCTTCGGGGACCAGGAGATCTTTTTGGAATCCGGCAAAGCGGATTAATGGATTTCCGGATCGGAGATGTGTTCCAGGATTCGGAGCTTCTGAAAAAAGCAGGAGAAGCTTCGGGGGAAATCCTGAGGGAAGATCCACTGTTAGAAGGCGAAAAATATAAACTGCTTGGTGAAAAGCTTGCGGCATACATTTCGGGAAACAATCTGGAAACGACGTTGTAGATAAAAAGATAGTGGGCAAATTGTTCTGCCCACTATCTTTTTATTCATAAAACCAGTAAATAATAAATTTGTTAAGGGATGCTTCTTCACTGTATGAATAAGAAACCTGCCAAAGTCCATATAGCTCACCCAGGTATCCTGCACCTTCTTCCATGAGGGTTTCGTGCATCTCATCCACGACATCCTGATAGACTGCATCATCTGACATTTTAAATACCGTATAAGCCTCCTGGCTCTCAATCGATCTGTCGATCACTTCTCGCAGAATACCAGGCTCATAGGTATCATAATACATGCCGTTCAGCTGATAATAGTTCAGATTTTCAGACTGACATGACGGATATACATAGTCCGTGCTGATCATATGTGTTTTTTCTAGCTCTTTTTCACTGCAGCAGAGATAATCGTAAGCAATCAGGTTCGGTATCTGATAGCCATTATCTTCGCCGAGAAAAATCGGATCTCCCCAGGTTGTATCTACATAATAATACTGACCATTGCACTGAACAATATTCCATGCATGGTCTGCGACGCCTCCATTTGGATCTGTAGTCTGTCCGGTTACATAGATGCAGTAAATACCCAGTTGTTGCAGCAGATACTGGCAGCTTTTTGCATAGCCGGCACAAACCGATCTTTTTCCGACAAGAGCACTGTAAATATTCTGGTTATCCGGTGCATCAAGATCATAATCTACGTTATCTATGAGATAGGTGTAAATGTATTTTATCTTTTCGTATTCATCTGAAAGGTCTGAAATGCCAGAAAGACAGGTGGCTCTTGCCGATTCAATCTCCTGATTCCGTTGTTCTTTTTCTTCTCCTTCATAAAGATAATTGGGTTCTATTACTACATATCGGCTCTGGCCTTCAGACTGAGAATATTCTGTGGAAGTTGCATTTCCATCACACCAGAAAATTTCCGGTCTGTCATTTAACACATTCTGAAATACTTCATTTGCAGTATTCGCGTTGCTGCAATGCAGATAAATTTCTTTTTTATTTTCCTGGATACCCTGAAGAATTTCCCGGTAAACCGTTTGCTCTTCATCAGAAAGCTGTTCATAGTAGAATTCTCCGGTAACCTCTGCATCCGTAATTTTTTCCTGTTCATAAGGAACTTCTTCCGGCGCGGAACTCTCTGCTTTCGGAGTGGCTGACATTTGTCTGCCGATCAGGATTCCTCCGGATATAAGACAGAGACAGCCAAGTCCCAAAAGAATGAACGAAAAAAATTTCCCTGTTTGATGCATCTTTTTTCGCATAATCTATTTAATTCCTCCAAATACTCATCTGTATGTTTCATCATAACATACCCTTCATTTTTGCACAACACAGACATTTTTTACATATAATGTTTCTGACAGTATAAAAAGCCTTGAGGATATCAGATATGAGATTTTTGAAAGCCATGCAGACTTCTGATCGGGGAAATTTGCAGATACAGATTACTTCGTCTATTGATTCTTTTCCTGTTCCAGATGCGTCAATCCGTATTTCCTATACAGGTATTCCTGAAAACACACTGGAAGAACTGACAACCGATAGCTCCGGACAAAGTGAAACCATTGAGCTTGACGCACCGCCTGTGGAGTATAGCCTGGATGCAACAAATGAAGAACAGCCATATGCGGAATATACCCTGGAAGTAAACGCTCCGGGATTCGAGCCGGTCAACGTCGCAGGAACGGAAATACTGGCCGGTGTGACGGCAATTCAGAAGATTCGTCTGCGTCCACTTGTCACGGAAGACCAGACCCCGGAAATCTTTGTGATTCCTGCACATACTCTGTACGGTGTGTATCCGCCGAAAATCCCGGAAAACGAGATCAAGCCGGTAAACGAAACCGGTGAGATTGTGCTAAGCAGAGTTGTCGTGCCGGAATACATTGTTGTTCATAATGGCTCACCACGCGATTCTACCGCACAGAATTATTATGTAAAATATAAAGATTATATCAAAAATGTTGCTTCCAGTGAAATCTATGCAACATGGCCGGAAAATACGATCCGGGCAAATGTACTGGCAATCATGTCTTTTACGCTGAACCGGGTTTATACCGAATGGTATCGCAATCAGGGCTATGATTTCACAATTACATCTTCTACGGCTTTTGATCACAAATGGATTCCGGAACGAAATGTTTTTGACTCCATTTCTACAGTGGTGGACGAACTGTTTGCAGATTATCTTTCCAGACCGAATGTAAGGCAGCCGATTCTGACACAATACTGTGACGGAAGACAGGTTCAGTGTCCGAACTGGATGACCAAATTGCCACAACCTATAAAGTAGCCGGAAAGCCCGTAAATACGTGGGTTCCCGGCATTATGAGTGGTATAAAAAGAAATGAATTTTCAGAGTATCGGATTCCCGATCGTAAACAATCTTATCTATAATCTGCTTTAAAGCTTCATTTTTCTGGACAAGAGAGTAAGAATCAGAAACCAGAATATCATGGACGGAGCTTACCCGATCCAGCATTTTAGGAGTAGAATCTTCCGGAGTTTTATCCGGTGCATTTTCTTCAAGTTCCGCAAGCTGCTGTTCCAGAGCATCTCTTTCTTTGGCAATCAGAGCTTTGTTTTCTTTATATTCTTCCAGTGTATCAATACCCTCTCTGTATGACGCACGTATCCTGTCCTCTTTACCTTTCAAACTGGCAAGGCGTTCGCTTATAAGGGTACGCTCATTAGAAAGCTCCTGTGGGCGAATTTCGCGCATTTCATAAACAATCGAATTGGAACCAAGAGCTTCTTCTAATGCTTTCAGGACTTCCTTTTCAATCACCAGAGAGCTTACACCGTGTGGTTTATCACATTTTCCTTTGCTGTATCCGTAGCAGGAGAAGTACGCATATTTTTCCCCGTTGGCTCGCTCCATGGTCGTAGCGGTCAGTGTGCGCCCACATACCGGGCATTTCAGCAGTCCGGACAGCCAGTGCTTATATGTAGAAGAGGGGCGCTTTCCAACCGGTTTATAGATCTTTTTCAGGCGTTCCTGGGCGGCATCGAAGAGTTCTTTACTTATAATCGCCTCCTGCATTCCGTCAGCAATGATCCACTCGTCCTGGTTTTTGATCCGGTTGGTGGCGTTTTCCATCCGGTTCCATCGGATCATACCGCAGTAGGATGGATTTTGAATAATATATTCGATACTGCGCCGTTCAAAAGCTTTCCCATGGGACGTTTTCAGTCCGAGAGAGTTCAGATGTCGGGCAATATCAAAGAAACTCATTTTCCCATTTACATATTTATCAAAGATCATACGGACAATCGCAGCTTCTTCCGGAACAATAACCGGAGGCTTACCACGTTCTACAACTTTATAGCCGAGCGGCGGTCTTGCCTGGTATGCACCGCGGGTAGCGTTTTCTTTCATGCCACGGAATACCTCACCGGATAAGCGAATGGAGTAGTATTCGTCCATCCACTCTATGATACGTTCGATCAGAGAGCCGAACGGACCGTCTGCCAGTGGCTCGGAGATACTGATCACATCTACATTATGTTGCTTCTTTAAAAGAGATTTATACACAATGGACTCTTCCTGATTCCGGGCGAACCGGCTGAATTTCCATACCAGGATGCAGTCAACCGGATGATCGGGACCTTTGGCCAGACCAATCATTTCCTGAAATCCGGGACGTTTATCGGCTTTTCTTCCGGAGATACCGAGATCCGTGAAGATCTTCAGGATTACAATATTATTTTTGGCTGCATAATCCCGGAGGAGATGCTCCTGGGAATCCGGAGAGATTTCTTCCTGATCGTGGGTGGATACACGGATATATCCGTATGCATATTTTAGGCTCATTGTATCAGCTCCTTTGTATTTTATGTAAAAAAGGGTACAAAAATAACAGCCAGCAGAAGAACATGAGTTCTGCTTGCGGTGGCTGCCTGAAGATGATACACTATTATTTGGAAATTGGGTATCTCTTCGGAGTACTTAATAGAGAAACATATTGGCGTATGTTTCCATCGCTCGACCGTTCCTGTTGGCGCAGGAGCGGTTTTTATTTATTTTATTGTGGAGGGTTACATACTCCACATGGCTCATGATTTCCTTTGACTTCGGATAAATGTTTTTCTATTTTTGACTGATCTAAGAAACGACAACCATCTCGATGGTATTTTTCGCCTGTATTAGTAATATAAACTATCGGATCATCGTTTTCTTGAGAAACGACTTGCGAATCCGCAGGAACCTGCTCTTGAGATTCTGCCTGGGCAGCAGCTTCTTGAGTAGCTTTTTCTTCTGCAATACGTTTATCCTCAGCTTCCTTTGCGGCAATTGCTGCTTTATCTTCAACCTTTAGTGTTAATTCGTTGCTTTTTATTCCATTGTGTTCGGCGTAAACTTTATAAGATCCAGCTTGGGACGAACTGAAAATAAAGGAATTTTCATCTGTCTTTATTTTGCCACCAGTGATTTTGAAATCTTTTTCGGACACTTCATAATCATACGGATCAGTTGTTATGGATATTACAATATCTTGATTGATATCATAAGCAGCAGTCGTATCTGCTGACAATGTAATTTGTTTTAATTTGGAAGGAGTAGTAACCCCTATAACAGCACAAATAAGGATTAGAGCTGTTATGGTACATTTTACAGGTTTTTTCCAATTGGAATATTTCCACATAAGAAACAGACCAGCTGGGAAAAATAAAATCAATAATGCGATAATCCATCCTGTTTTCTGGTACCATTTTTCATCGTCTCCATTATAATTTGGAGCACTATATTGCGATGAAATTGGTTGCTTTTTAGGTTGCTGGGAATGCGTGCTACTTTTTGTCGATTGGACATAAGAGATGCCGGTTCCTGGTATTCCAATGGAAGCAGTTTTCTTTCCTTTAGAATTAACCGTGTAATGAGCTCCGCGCGCACCAAAAGTCACGCTGGTACTATTCTTGTTCAAATTCAATTTGACTCCTGGAGCTATTTTTATACTTTTTTTAAATCTTAATCCCATAAGTCAATCCCCCTTATGTAAAGTATTTTATTCACTTTATCAATGTACATATTTTTTTGAGTTTTGCAGATAATAAAAACATGAAAATATTATTATTGCAAATTATGAATGAGCGGAATCTGACAATCCGCCAGGTGTCCGTTATGACGGGATTGCCACGTTCTACAATCAGCGATATTATAAGCGGTCGAAGCGATCCACGAATGAATACATTGGAACAGTTGGCAATCGGATTAAAAGTAAAAATTACAGACTTATTTGACTCTCCGTACAAATAAGTGTCCGAGTTCTCGGACAAATTCAAAAATCGCGTTACTTCTCCAGACTTGGATTGTTATTATAGTAGAAAGTATAATAAACAGAACAAATGTTTGCGAAACTCTTGAAAATATGTGCCACAAGATGTAATATAAAAGCAAACATACGTTCGGAAACGCCGAGACTGGAGGGGTATGAAAATGAGTAATGAAGAGTATAAAGAATACATAATTGAAATGATCCAGAAAATCAACAATCCAGAACATCTCAAACGTATATTCAATTATGTACATAAGTTTTTTGTCAGGAGAACGGGCAGGTAAGCCCGTTTTTTATTATGTAAAAATACTCTTCAAATATTCTTTTAATACCTGTCTTTGATCAGCTGAAAGTTCCAGATACTTTTCAATAATTTTCTTATCAATATCATCCAGATTATAATCTTCAGCAATCTCATCAACCACACTTTCAGGAGTGCCAGTGAACATATCACCTTTTCCTTCGGTAAGCCAGAAATAATTTACACGAAATTCTCTGCAAATGGATTTAGCAGTTTGTTCTGTTAAATTGCGCTCATTTTTTTCTAATTTAGAAATTGCTGTGTTGGAAACACCGATACGGCGACCAAATTCTTCTTGACTCATGCCGAGGTCCTTACGCAACTGACGTAAGCGTTCGCTTGTAGACATTTGAAGTCCTCCTTTCTATGTGATTCTGTAATCAGAATACACCTAAAAATCCCCTCTGTCAATATAAATGCAAAAAATATATTGACAAACTAGACAATGGGGAATATTATATAGACACAGGGGAGATACGATTAGACAGAAAGAGGTGAGGATAAATGGTAAATGCAAATTTATATGCAGACACAGTAGAAAAGAAAAAAGATGATGCAAAAGAGTTGGTTGCCATCCTGAATAAGATTCCGGAAGAAAAGAAAGGTGAAGTCATTGGAATTGTAAAAGGATATGCGCTTTGTGCAGAGAATCAGAGAGTGAGGTGATAGGATGCAGGATTTGCTAAAAATAAATTATGAAACAGAAGAACCTACTGTTTCAGCCAGAGAGCTTTATGATCGATTAAATATTAAAAGCAATTTTACAACTTGGTTCAGGCGCATGTGCGAATATGGCTTTGAAGATGGAAAAGACTTTTTTCCAAAAATGGAAGAAAGTACCGGTGGCAGACCTTCCGAGGAATTTGCCATGAAAATTGATATGGCAAAAGAAATCTGCATGCTCCAGCGATCACCGGAAGGCAAACAGATCCGCCAATACTTTATAGATCTGGAGAAAGCTTGGAACACACCGGAACAGGTTTTTGCCAGAGCATTAAAGATGGCAGATAAGACCATCGAAAAGCTGAAGCACAACAATGCACTCCTTCTGGAGGACAATGTCCGGATGAAACCGAAAGAAGTATTCGCGGATGCGGTAGCAACAAGTCAGAGCACAATCCTGATTGCGGATCTTGCAAAGCTCCTGAAGCAGAATGGAGTGGATACTGGTCCGAAGAGACTCTTTGAGTGGCTGCGTGCAAATGGCTATCTGATCCGGAGAAAAGGAACGGATTATAACATGCCAACACAGAAATCGATGGAATTGCAGTTGTTCCAGGTAAAAGAATCCACGGTAAATAATCCGGATGGATCCGTAAGGATCAATAAGACCACGAAAGTTACAGGAAAAGGTCAGCAATATTTCATAAATAAGTTTTTAAAGGAATAAGGCGAGGACAAAGTAAGAGAGACAACCAGAACCGCATGTCTAAGATATGAAAAGAGGTGATTAAATGGAATTGCTGATCAGCATTGTAGTCATAATTCTGTTTATGGCAAAGTGGGGAATAGAAAGAACAAGAACGAAGGCACTGATGTATTTTATTGTTGACAGAGGATACACTCCACCAACCGAACAGGAAATGATGGAGTGTATCAAGATAGTGACACAGAAAACAGTAGAAAAATGGATTAAGGCTTAAATTTAGAGATCTCTTCGGGAAGATATTTGTTTGCAAGAGATGTCGTCACACCTTCGGCAATAGCAGAAACGACCTTAAGACTTGCACCACCGATTTTATTGAAAAGCGATTGAGTATGTTTCCAATTTTCTTCAGTTCGCGTATTGGCAATAAATTCATGACCAAGAGGTTCAAGACAACAATCGAATTGAGTATGTCCCCATGCTTTTGTACCAGAAACATCTGATAAAAGGTTTGCTTTTATACAGTATTGGACATGATATAGGATTTGTTCAGTATCGTATTCGGAAAGATAATCGCTATAGTAATCATATTTGGTATCGTCAAAAGATACAGGATCATAGAGTGTTTCGTATTTTTCTACTGTAAAAAGAATAGCGCGAATGCAGGAAATATCAAGTTTCATTAAGAATCTCCTTTCTTTCAGACTCGGCATGGCAGTGCCTGTAGTTAAAAGTATAGGAGAAAACGTAGGACAAATCAACAAGTACAACCAGCATCGCATAGTTTAAAGAGAGGTGGTGGATTTGCAACATATTTTTATTGCAGAAATTGATGGAAAAGAAATTGACATGGCAGCCATGATGCCGGAGAAAAAGCAAAAGGCAGTCATGGAAATGACCAGAAAGTTTGTAGAGCATTTTGGGTACCAGCAGGAGAAAACCGCGTAAGCGGTACCGGTTGGACAAGCAAAGGAGGGATAAGAGATGTTTTACAAGATCGCAAAGACACTCAGCGTAACGGCAAGTATTATCGGAATCTTGATGATGGCTGGTGCGTGCTCAGTGAAAAGTCAGGAGCTGTTTTACTTATATGCAGCACTTGGAATCACAACACTTACTACCGGAGCATTTGCACTGGAATATTTCCGGATACGGGAATGGCAGTACAGGAAAAGGAAAATAAGGGAGGCGAAGGAACATGCCGGAAGAGAAGCAGCGTAAGAAGCGGATTCGGGTGGAGAAGCTGAATGAGTGGATTGAGACTTTGAAATCAATAGAAAGAGTCAACCGTGATTCCGAGTATTTCAAACAAAATGCAATCCCATATTTGGAACAATATGTAGACAGCTTGAAAGAAGCTGGCAGAAAAACAGTAGTATTGGAGGACAAGCAGTGAAAACGGTAAAAGTAACACCGGATAACATTATTTCAGCAATAGATGTAAACTTTGATGATTTTCGTGATCTGCAGAAAGCAGTAGGCGGGCATTTTGAAATCGTAAGCACGAAAACATTATATGAGACATTCAAGATGCCTGTGATCATGTTAGTGGATGAGGATGGAATAATGAAGCAGAAAGAAGTCAACCGCCTTGGAAGCTATTTTTATGATGCAGACAGGCACGGATGGCCAATCTTAGGAGATATTGTATTTGCAATTGCAGCCGGAGAAGATATTGAAGCACCGGATGATGCGGAAGCTCTGATGGTATTCCTGAAAATGAATTTTTCGTACTTAAAAGAAGAATAAAAAACGCTTGCGAAAAGAAATATCGCAAGCGCCGCAACCATAAAGGTACACGAATAATCTAAGCACTTATAGTGTACCTTTTAGCGGCTGGAAAGTCAAGTATTTACAGGGCGACTGCCCTTTTTAATAACTTGATAAGACTATTAAAGTTATGAGGACACGCTATGAGAATCAGACGAGTGACATACGATTTGGGAAACGTTATAGAGAGACAGGAATATCTGGACGGAAGGTATGGAGCACCGGGAGAGAAGAGAGCCAAGAAGAAGAAAGCCACACCGGAGGAAGTGGAGCAGGTCA